AGGCTTTGAAAGGGTATTATTTCAACTATGTTGTACCGACGTTTAAGCACGCAATTTGGGAGGCGGGCGAACGTCTTACAGAGGAACAAACCGAACGACGTTTGCGGGAATTTTCGCCGATAATGTATGAGCAAACCCCAAACATTGATACTGGGAAATACGAAACACGTTTGCGTACAATTGCAGAGTTAAGCAATGCGGAATTAATAGAGCATATCGAATTCCTAAAACAGCTTGCAAGTGAAGAATACTATTTGTATATTGCAGACCCAAACGAAATGTAATATAAAAATAGTGTAATATGGAAATTTGGAAAGATGTACCCGGATACGTTGGGTTGTATCAAATTAGCAATTACGGGCGTGTAAAATCTGTTTTCAGAAATGAGATTTGCGGTAATATGAATAGAAAAAGAAATGAAAAAATATTAAAACCATCATTAAGGAAAAGATATTATTTTGTTTCGTTGTCTAAAAACGGAATAAAGTACAATGCGGTAATTCATAGATTAGTTGCGGCGGCTTTCATTCCGAACCCGGAAAACAAACCATGTATCGACCATATCGACGGCAACCGAGCCAATAACCATGCAGATAATTTGCGTTGGGTTACGGCTAAAGAAAATTCTAATAATTATAATGCCCCCAACACATATAAGGGCAAAAAAATAAATAAAGGCGGTAAAGCCGTTTTGCAATATGATTTAGAGGGTAATTTTATCAAAGAATGGGTTACTACGATGGAAATACAACGGCAACTTAATTATCATAGAAGTAATATTTCTAATTGCTGTAATGGTTTAGTAAAAACCGCATATAATTATATTTGGAGGTATAAAAATGAATGAATTAAATGACAAATCCCCGATGCCACAAGGTAAATTTAAGGGGCAACCGATGGAAAACGTACCGTATTGGCATTTGCTTTGGTTGGACGGAAAACCGTTTTGCAATCCCGCCGTTCAACGTTATATTGACGAAAACCGGGACGTTTTAGAGGTTGAGAAAAAGCGGGATAAATACCGCAATGAGAGCGAAAAAAGTAATTAACGATTTAATGATTTAAGGTTATGCAAAAATTTGATTTGAAAGACATTTGTTTTTTTGATTGTGAAACAACCGGGGTTCCGGCAAAGGGTTTGAAATGGGATGCGGATTTTGAGCAATTCCCGCACGTCGTACAATTGGCATGGTCGTTGGGCGACAAAGAAAAAAGTTATATAATCAAGCCGGACAATTACGAGATACCGCCGGGAACAACCGCAATACACGGAATAACGACCGAACGGGCAATTGCCGAGGGTGTACCGTTTGCCGAGGTTATCGACGAATTTTTGACGGATGCCGCCGCCGCACCGCTTGTATGTGCGCACAACATTTATTTCGATACGTCGATGTTGAAAGCGAACATTTTGCGTTATTGCGGCAAAGAGTATTACGATGCCAAAGCCGAGGACGCATTGCACAAGGGAAAGCGCATTGATACAATGATGAAAACTATTAAATTTGTCGGCGCATTGTATCAGAATGGCAAACCGGAAAAATTCCCCAAATTGGAGGAATTATATAGTAAGTTATTCCCCGGCGAAACATTCCCGGCGCATGACGCATTAGAGGACATAAGGGCGTTGCGCCGTTGCGTCCCGGAATTGGTTAATTTGGGGATTATTGAGTTAGCGCAAAAGGAATACCCGGCGGAACAACTCAAAGCCCAATTTGAGCCGGAAAAGCCCAAAGGCGGGCGCAATATTGAGTTCCACGACCCCAACCCGGTAACGGAACCAATCGGAACCGGGGAACCCGTCCCGGAACCAACCCCGGAACCGGAACGCCCGGCGGTTCCGTCGAATAGTAAGACACGGGAATTATTGGACGAAACAGAATTTTAAGTTATAAAACCGTTCCGGGCGTATTCCCGGTAACAATCAAATAATTAGAAAATGAGCGAAGAAAAAAAAGCCGCAAACGTTATGTTGATACCAAGCGAAAAGGCGTTTGCATTGTCGAAAGTCAAGACATTAAAGGACGGCGGATTGGACGTCCATTATGAAGTTACCGAAACCGTCGGTAATGAGAGTTACACGAACAAATACCACGTCGAAAGTGCAAAGGACATACACCCGGATTTGCGCAATTGCTTTGACAGGTTGCGCCCGATTATGGGGCGTATTTTCAATATCACGTCGTTTTTGTCCCTTATAGATGCGCCGGATATGAAAGCCAACCAAAAGCAGAAAGACGCCGCCCATAACTTTGCGGACGAAATGTTGAAAAACATTGAGGTTCGGGGCGTATCCCTTTCCGGTCAAGATGATAACGTTGGTTGCGTCCTTACGGGGTTGTTCACGGTATCCAATAACCAAAAGACGGCGATAAATTCGCCCCGTCTGAAATTCAATATCGAAACGTTCGGTTTTGAGGAAGAATTGGAAAAAATTATTGGCGACATTGAAAACGAGGTTTACGCATTTTTGTTCAAAGGCAAAAAGGCGCAATTGGAGTTGTTCGGGGCTGATGGCGAACCCGCACCGGGTTTGAGTGCCGAAAAGGTAGAGGACAACGGATTGTTCCCGAACGTTGACGACCCGGCGGACGAAAACGAGGAAAACGACGAAACCGGGGATATGTAAGGCAATGGAACCGTATTTGCTAACAGACCGGGACGAATACCAATATTGTATCAATCGGGGGTATAATCCCCTGATTGATATTAAACACTTTACAATGGATATTCGTTTGAGGGTTGAGATACAACGGGAATTGTTCGGGCATTGTATTACGGGACGGGGCGCAAATATCATGGCGGCAAATGAACGCTTTTTCCGTTGGGTTTGGGAACATAAGCCGCACCGATGCGAGGAATGTTTAAAGCCGTTACGGAATTATTCCGCCGTTTATTGTTCGCATATATTGACCCGTGGTTCGTTTCCCGAAATGGCGCATGATGCAAGAAATATAAATATACTATGTTTTGAACATCATTCATGTTGGGAGAATGGCGACCGGGAACGAATGAGAATATACCCGGAAAATATGCGGTTAATTGAGTTAATGAAAACCGAATATCAACAATTAAAGTTAGTTTAATGAGAACCAAAAAGAGAACCCCCGATTTTGGGGCAATTTCCCGGTCGTCAATCAAAAAAGACTTTCAGAGGGTACAAAGATACCCCGCCGAGGAAAAACGCCCGCAAATCGAAGAATTGCCAAAAATAAACGCCGAACGTCGTGTTATCCATATATCGGAAACAAGCGCATACGCCAAGTTTGCCAAGTACATTGTGGGTAAATTGGTACGACTAAAAGAAAAAGCGAATGTTGGCGGCAATTCGTGGTATTGCGAGTTTGTGCATGACGACGACCGGAAAGCCTTAAACATGGCGGCGGGTTGGTCTGATAATAAGAATTTGTATTTGTTGGATGGTATTAAATTCAAATAGTTATGAGTGTAAACAAAGTTACTTTATTAGGACATACCGGGAAAGCCCCGGATTTTAAGGAGTTCGACAACGGGGGTTGCGTGGCGACCTTTTCGTTGGCAACCACGAAACGAGGTTATACCACAAAGGATGGGCGGCAAATCCCGGAGCGTACCGAATGGCATAACGTCGTATTGCAAAACGGGTTGGCAAAGGTCGCCAATCAGTACGTTAAAAAGGGCGACAAACTGTATATTGAGGGCGAATTGAGAACCCGGAGTTATGACGATGCGCAAGGCGTCAAACGGTATGTTACCGAGATAGTCGCAACCGATATGGAAATGTTGACCCCGAAAGCGACCGGAGCCGGAACGCAAGCCCCGCCGCCGCCCGTTGCAGATGCACCCGCCCCCGACGGAACCGACGATTTACCATTTTAACCGTTGGCAATATGGGAGCGATAAACGGACGGGTTATTTATAGCCCAAAGGGTAAAGCCGGGGAATATGCCGAGAACGCCGCCAACTTTTATGTTGGTTGTTCAAACGGTTGTACGTACTGTTATTTGCGCAAAGGTCGTGGCGCAAAAGTGTTGGGAGGCAATCGCCCGGAGTTGAAAAAGACGTTGCGGGAATATCCATACGCTTTGGATATATTCAAAAACGAGTTATTGAAGCATAAGGACGAATTGCAGAAAACCGGGTTGTTCTTTTCATTCACGACCGACCCGTTGTTGCCGGAAACGCAAAGGTTGACCCGTCAAGCGGTCGGAGTATGCCAACGGCACGGCGTCCCGGTTAAGATATTGAGCAAATGCGCCGAGGGTATAAACCTTTTTGTTGACTTTGCCGAGGCGTCCGAGGGTTGGGACGTGTCCCGCATTGCCATTGGTTCAACGTTGACCGGGTGCGACGAATTGGAACCGAACGCAAGCCCAAACAAAATGCGTATAAACGCATTGGCACGGGCAAAACGCCACGGGTTCCGTACCTTTGCAAGTGTGGAACCAATCCCGCCGGGAATGTTTGACCGGGCGTATTCTGTAATTGCGTTGTCGTACCCCTTTGTTGACCTTTTCAAAATCGGATTACAAAGCGGTTGCAGATATACCAAACGGGATACGTTGGCGTTCTATCAGACCGTAACGGAATATTGGGAGGCGCACCCAAAGAGTACGCCCCGGATATATTGGAAAGATAGTTTTGTAAAGGCGTCCGGGATTGAACGGGAATTGTTGCCCGTCCATTGCGTCCCGGCAAATTGGGATTTGTTTAACGAAAACAGGAACGAAAATGCAGTTTAATAGTAAAGATTATAACCCCGCCCAACACGACCGTTGGCGGGCGTTAACCGTAAAGAACCCGTATGCAACGCAGTTAGTAACAGCGGCGTATGAGGACAACGGGATTGTTTACGGCGAAAAGTGTATTGAGGTACGCAGTAAAAACACGCCGTACCGGGGCGATTTAATGATTTGTTCGTCCGCCAATCCCGTAATTGCGGGATATGAAAGCGGGGTAACGTTGGGGTTGGTTGAGTTGTACGACGTTAAGCCCGTCGCCGAGTTTACCCCGGAAGATTGGGAGAATACCCGCATACCGCCCGAAAAACGCAAATCCATTACAAAGGGGTTCGGTTGGATGATGCGGAACCCCCGCCGGGTTGTTGAGTTTCCAATTAAGGGGCAATTGGGTATCTATAATCTCGTATATACAAAAGGTTGTATTGTCGAATATCCTAAAGTTATGGTATTGGATAAAGAGGGTTACAATTTAGCAAACAGAAAGGAGGCAAACAATGAGTAAGGACAACCACACCGCACAAATAGGCGGACACGTCGGACGGGTCGGCGTTTATCTGTATGCCCGTGAGTATTGGAAATATAAAAGTTTTCAATTTGGACTTTCAATTGATGCGGTCAACGGTTACGACCGTTACGTTGACATTGAGGCGAAAATATTGTTTGTCGGCATTGGCATACGGTTTATATGGATTAAAAGAAAGGTAAAACGATGAAAGCAAAGATTTTATTGTTATCTTTGGCAACGCTTTTGTTGGGGGCGTGCCAAAGCGAGAACGAACCAACAGGGGCATTTTATTTACTTCAAAATTCCGAGAGCATGGAAGAAAGATACGAGTTTGTAACGAATGCCACGGCGGCAATGATACAGATAAACGCCCCCCGGTATAATTGCGAGATTGTCGAAATCGCATTAGCGGGCGGCGATATGGTACGAATTTGCGTAAGAGGCGCAAAGAAAGATTTGGACGCATTGTTTGACTATGTAAACGAAGCGGGCAAAGAATGAGAGTAAAGCAACCCGAACCGTTCGACCCAAATAGAGAATACAGCCCCGGCGAACGTTGCGTTTACCGGGGTATGGTATTGATTGCCGAGATATGGACGGCGGCGGATGCACGATTAGCCAACAACAACTCCGCAATATTTACGCAACGTTGCGTTCGCTGCAAAATCCAAAGGGAAGATTGCCCCGGAATAGGTAGGCAATGCGATAAGTACAACAGAACCGACCGAAAAACGATATTTTGGCGGTTGGCATATCCGAAAACAGTAAGAACGAATAAAAAATTAGAGCATGACAGAAAGTAAGTTAAACCCGTTTGATGCGGAATTGTTGGTTATGATTGGCGATATTGCCAAAAGCCAACCGGAGGTCGAGGAAAAACCCGACCGTTACGAAATCACGGTTGACAC